ACCACATAATCCTAAAAAGTATATGGGACCAGGTCCTATTATATACAGAAGCAGTTGGGAAAGAAAGTTTTGTCATTGGTGTGATCATAATGAAGAGGTAATAAATTGGATATCTGAGCCATTCTCAATAAAGTATTTTAATATGCTAGATAAAAAGTTTCATAATTATTACCCAGACTTTTATGTTAAGATGAATAAGGAAGGTATTATTGAAGAGTATGTAGTAGAAATAAAACCTAAGGCACAATTACAAAAACCTAAACCACCAAAGAGAAAAACAGCAAAGGCATTAAAAAACTTTCAGTATGGTTATGAAACATATGTTAGAAACCTTTGTAAAACTGAAGCATTAAATAAAGCTGCAAAACAGAGAAACTTTAAAGTAATGCTTTTAACCGAAGATTCAAAATTATTCTAATGGCAATAGAAGGATCATTTCAAAAAGACTTAAATGTTTACCTTACTGAAAATAAAGGTAGAGGTGGGGCATCTAAAGCATCTGATAAAGATTTAAATAAAATAGGAAGTAGTGGGAAAGGAACATTAGAAAATGGTAAAATGTATTCTTTTCAATATTTTACACCTGATGAAACTTTTTATGATACTTATCCTATTGTTTTAGGTTTAGGTAAAAGTATAGATAATCACCAATTAGGTTTAAATTTACATTACATTCCTTATGAAGCTAGAATTCCATTTCTTAATGATGTAGTTAAATCATTTCAGGGTACTATACAATCTGCAATAAAGAAGGCTCCAGGTAAACCTAAATCACAAACCGTACTAAGTCAATTTACATATGAAAACTTAAAGTCTTCATTAGGTAGAAAGTATAATATAACCTATGCTATTAGACAGTATAGAATGGATAGAATTAAAAAACCAAGAATGTTAGGATATGAAGATTGGTATATAGGTGCCGTTAACAATCAAAACCATTTCTTTGGAGGAAATATAAATGAGGCACAAGCATTATATTACAAGAATATATAAACAATAAAAGATAAAACAATATGGCAGGTTTTACTGATAGAAGAGGACCCTTAAGTACTGGTAACCCAGTTAGAAAAATTTTAAAAGATCTTTCTAATTTAGGCATGGCATACGATGATATGATCATTCGTAATTCACGTGCAGTAGGTTTTACTGAAAACCAAATGGGTTATACGTTTAATCCTATGGGCTCAGATGCTGATGATATGTATGGAGCATTTGCGGCACTTTCATTAACTGATACTACACTTAAGAAAAACATTTCTATTTTTGATAAAGATTATGAAAGAAAGAGAGATGAGCTTAGACAATATGCAGTACAAGATGAAATAGAAGATATCTTAGATGTAATTACAGATGAGGCAATTGTATTTGATGAATCTAATTATATGGCATACTCTCATTTTAATGGTCATATTGCTGCTTCTATAGAAGATGAAATAGGTGATGTATACAATAATATCTATAATTACTTTGGTTTTAATGATTCAGTACAGCCTTGGAATTATTTTAGGAAATGGTTAGTTGATGGATTCCTTGCCTTTGAAATAGTTTATAATGATAAACAAACGGAGATTATAGGATTTAAAGAATTGGATCCTATTTCCTTAATGCCTGGTATTGATACTGACACTGGAAAGAAACAATGGGTACAATATAAAGGTCAAGGTGCAAAGGAAAGAAAACTTTGGGATTCTCAAATTATTTACCTTTCATACTCCCAGGTAAATTCACCAATGAGAATATCTTATGTTGAGAGATTAATAAGATCGTTTAATCTTTTAAGAATTATGGAAACAACTAGAATTATTTGGGCTGTTTCTAATGCTTCATTTAAAACTCAGTTTATTATACCAGTTGGTGGTAAATCTAAAACTAGAGCAAAGCAATCACTTGCACAGTTAATGAATTCATATAGAGAGGTGGTTGATTTTAATCAAGAGAGTGGTGAAATTGTAACTAACGGAAAACCAATGATGCCATTCAATAAAGAATATTGGTTACCTTCAAAGGATGGGGAATCACCAGAGATTAGTACAATTGGAGGTGATGGTCCTGATTTAGGAGATACTGAATCTCTTAAGTATTTTGCTGATAGATTAAAAATGGCTTCAAAAATTCCTTTCTCAAGATTTGATAAAGAAGGTGGTAATACATATGATATGGATGCCAGTGGTATGTTAAGAGATGAAATTAAATTTTCTAAATTTGTAGATCGCTTAAGATCCATATTTCAGGAAATACTAGTAAAACCAATGTATCTTCAAATGTGTCTTAATCATCCTGAATTAAAAAATGATGTATCATTTAAATCTGGTTTAGGACTTGATTTTGTAAAAGATAATGTTTTTGAGGAGATGAAAGAAATGGAGTTACAAACAAAAAGAGTTGATTTTATTGGTAACCTAAAAACTCAATTAAGTACTATGACAGCAGAAATGGAGGAAATTCCATACTTCGATTTAGGATTCTTGGTTAAGAGATATGGTGGGTTTACGAGAGATGACCTTAAGGCAAATGCAAGAGCCAAAGAAAGAGCTGATTTAGAGAAAGAGAATTACTCTGAGGAAGATATTGAAAAGATCCTTTTAGGTGCAGATAAGGCCGATTTTAAACCGGAGAAGAAAGAAGGAGCTGCTGATGAAGATCCATTGGCAGGACTTGGATAAAAACTCCACAAAGATTGTAATATATAAATCAAATAACTAGAGAAAATGTCAGGAAAAAAATTATTGATTCTTGAAAGAGCAAAATCAAATTTAGATATAACTACAGCCGATGACGGTTCAGTTGTATTAGAAGGTGTCTTTACTGAATTTGGTGTTCGTAACAAGAATAACAGAATATATGAGGAAAAGGAAGTAATGCCTCATATTAATGAATTACAAGAAAAAGTTAAAACCAATAAGCTTTTAGGTGAATTAGACCACCCTAAAGATTTTGATGTTAGTTTGGCTAACGTCTCTCACGTTGTTGAATCTTTAGATTATGATAAAGATAAAAAACAAGTTATTGGTAAAATCAGATTATTAAATACATCTAAAGGTAAGGAGGCACAAGCCCTTATTAAAGATGGCATCCCTTTACATATTTCAAGTAGAGCTGCTGGTACAGTAGATGAAAGTGGAAAGGTTAAAATTAAAAAGTTTTTTACTTATGACTTAGTAGCAGATCCTGGCTTTGAGAATGCTGAGTTATCAAGAGTAAATGAATCTTTTGGTTTTAGTAATGATGATGGTATTTTAATTTATGAAATGGAAGAAACTGAAAATAACACCGATAATAAAAAAGATCTAACAATGGAAAATAATAATTTTGTAACTGTTGAAGATTTTCAAAAGTACACGGAATATGTATCTGGAGTTCTAAGTAACGTTAAAGAATCAACCAACTCTAATAATGATGAGGTGATGGAAAAACTTATTAAGTATTCTGAACATATTGCGGAGAAAGTAAATCAGGTTACTGATTATGCTGAATACTTATCTGAGAATCTTGATAAGAACATTTCATACTCTGACTATTTGGCAGAGAATGTAAATTCAATTAAAGACTATGCGTCTTACTTAGCTGAAGAACTTGATGGAAGTATTCAATATGCTGAACATGTAGCTGAAATGGCTGACAAAGGAATTCAATATTCTAACTATGTTGCTGAAAACTTAGAAAAAAGTATTGATTATTCTGAATATGTTGCTGAAAAGGTTGATCAAAATATTGCTTATTCTGAATATCTTGGAGAAGGATTAGAAAAGAGTATTAAATATTCTGAGTATATTGCTGAAAATGTAAACACTCCTAATGCTGAATCAATTAATGAAGGTACAGTTAATGAATATGGTAAAATGGAAGGTGCTATGCCAACAATGGAAGAAGTACAGAAATGTGCTAATGAAGGCATGACATACGAACAAGTTTGCGAAAAGTATCCAGATGCAGATAAAGGAAAATTAAAAGAAATGTACGAATCGTGTGGTAAAGCTCATGAATCAGAAAACTATAAAGATTCAATTGAAGAAAAATTAAATAAACTTATTTCAGCTGCTGAAACTAAAAATTTATCTGAAATGCACTTTATGAATTTCTTAGGTGAATCTAAAAAGAATGAATTTAATTCTTTATCTGAAGAGAAGCAAGCTATGATTGTAGAATCTATGAATGCTAAACCTATTATGTCAACTATACAGGCTGAAAATATTTGGGAATCTAATTTTGTTGAAAAGAAAAGAGAATTAGATGTTGTTACTGATATGCCAGAAAAGTTTAAAGAAAAATGGAATAACCTTTCTGAGGCAAGACAACAACAAATTATTTCGGAATCTAGGTTCCACCCTGTAGGTAATCAATATGGAATTAATAATTTCTGGGCAACACGAGACTTAAGAAGTTCTCAAATGGTTACAGAAACAATTAATGAAAGTAAAACTGCTGCCGAGTCTGCAAACACTAAAGAGCCATTAGTAAATGAATCTTTTAGAAATGACTTAGTAGAAAAAATGAAATTCAGATTAAATAGATAATTGTTTAATCTAAAAGATATTAATCGAATGGTCAAGAAGAAAAGGACCGAGGCGATTAAAAAACCGGAATTGAAAAATTCCAAAATGCGAAAAAAATACAAAATAAAATGTACGCAAATCAATTAATCAACGAGGCTGAGGTTCAAAAGACCTGGGGCCCTATCATTGAGGAGGCTACTGGTATTACTGAAAAGTCTAAGTTATCTTGGATGTCTAAGTACTGTCACTACCATAACCTTAATGAGAGTGTATATAATACTGTACACTTAAATCCTAATATGAATGTTCAAGGTATGAATGCGCCGGCTTTTCCAGCTGACCCAACTACCATGAATGCATTCCAAGGACAAAATACTGGATCTGGTGATAGACCATTTTCTTTGCTTCCACTTGCTATGCAGGTTGCTGCTCAGACTGTAGGTTTAGACTTAGTTCCTGTAGTACCAATGCAAGGCCCAATGGGAGTTCTTACTTACCTAGACTTTGTATATGGTGGAGGTAGAGTAACAGATGCTGGTGGTAAAGTTACCGATTCTGCTCCTCTATTAATTAAAGTAGATACTAACTTGGCATCAGGTCAAGCGTTTGTTGTAGATACTAAATACTATGTTGGTACTGGTACTAATGCTGCATATGAATTAACATATGTTGGTAAGTCTAGAATCGACGGTTTCCCAATCTTCCGTGTAAGAGGTAGAGCTACAGATGGTACTGGAGCTTTTGCTCAAGGTGAAGAAGGTTATGAAGCAATTTACGAAGCTATCGTAGGTGGTTCTGCTCCAACAGATTTATATTCTGATGATCCAGTAGCTACATCAATCGGTACTTTTGCTGAAGGACCTGAGTATGTTAAAGCTTTAGAAGATCATATTACTGGTTTCTCTGGTAATGCGTTTGAAGCTAACAACCCTGCTCCTACTCCTTTAGTTGAGTCAATTGCTGGTGTTGATCCTTACCAAAGAGGTGAAGGTGAAGCTACTCCAGATAACATTATGGGATTAAGCTTATTCAACAAGTCTGTTGCTGCTAAAACTTACCAAGTTGCTGCTGCCGTGACTAGAGAACAAGTTCAAGACCTTAAGCAATTTGGAATTGATGCTGTTGCTCAAGTAGAAGCTGTATTAGTAAATGAGTTAACTCAATCTATTAACAAATACATCTTGGATAGAATCTTCAGAAATGGAGCTCAAAATGCAAGTAATGTAAATTCTGTTGACGGATTAAACTTATCTGCTTCATTTGTATCTACTGCCCCTGCAACTACTGCTATTTCATTAGGTGCTGGTAATGCTAGTAACACGAACATTAGTTTAACAACTGCTGATACTTTAGTTGGTGCAGGTGGTGAAACTCAAGGTTCATTACAGAGAAGACTGTATACTAAAATTCTTGCTGCATCTAACTTGATCGCAACAAGAGGAAGAAGAGGTCCTGCTACTTTCGCAGTATGTTCTGGAGAAATTGCTACGGCACTTCAGGATATCGCAGGTTTCGTACCTTACCCACTATCAAATACAATCAACCAAGCTGGTGGATCTTTATATCCAATCGGTGCTTTGGCTGGTGTAACTATTTATGTTGATCCAAACATGGCTTGGACTGACTACAGAGTTGCAGTAGGTAGAAAAGGTGATGGTAACTCTCCTGGTTTAGTATTCATGCCTTACTTAATGGCTGAATCTGTTGAAACAATCGCAGAAGGAACTATGGCTCCTAAAATCGCGGTTAAATCTAGATTCGCTTTAGTAGACGCTGGATTCCACCCAGAAACTATGTACTACACATTAGGATTCAACTTTGGTACTGGTGTATCAATTATCTAATCCTATTTAGGTATATGACTTTAAGAAAGGTTCGCCGAAAGGCGGACCTTTTTTGTTTTAAAACTCTAATATATAATAAAATTAAAACTAACTATGAA